TACAAAACCAATGTTTGACATAGCCTTGTCGCATTGAGGGCAAGCCTTATTTGCTCCATATGACATTTGAATAACATCATCTTTTCTGCACCAAAATACATTTTCAATTGTTGCTTTCATTAGGTATCCTGTTCCTTGACCCTTCTCAATACTAATAACGTTAGCGAATTGATTTGCTGGATTGTCAACTAAAGAAAGTTCGCTAAGGGAATACTCTTTAATTACTTGGTATTTTTTATTTAACTCTTCGTCAAAAACATCTTCTGAGTCATGAACTTCTCCACCTATTGAAAATGCACTAAGCGTTCCATCAAGTACCTTTTCCCATGTGTCTTGAGCACCCTTGCTTACATAAGCGGATACATAGATTCCATTGTAGGATTTATTGCTTTCTGCATCAAAATATGTTTCTTCTTTAAAAGAAACTACCTTGCCGACAGAAATTGGTTGATGCATCTCTCTTATGTTTCCTCTAAAAGACTCAAAGGCTTTTATTGATGCTTCAAGTGGAACAACGTCACCTTGTCTATCAAGATTGTCCAGTGTTGCAAAACCATGTACCATTCTTTTTTCTACATCTATCTTAGAAATAGGAGTAGAAAAGTTAAGGTGGTTGCCACTGATTGCTGTTTTGGTTTCTTGGAATTTAATCATGACTATTGTAATTATAACATCATTTTATAACGATTTCGTTATGATGTCTTTGCTCCTTCACCCTTAGGGTTTCTTCCTGTTACCGCAGCAGCACCATCAGACTGATTATTTGATCTTTCTGTGTCTCTTGTTTTACTCCCCGCCATATTTCCTTTAGCATCTGCTGCTTGTCTTGGGTTTAACTCAAGAGGAACATCTCCACCATCTCTTTGCGGATATCCAATCTTTTCACGAACCTCGTTTGGAGTAAGAACTTGATTCTTTACATATCTTTCATTAATCTGAGAGTCTGCAATTTCATCAGTAAGACTGAGTTGATTAAAACAGAGTTTAATGATGTCTGTTTTCTCTCTAATGATCTTGTTTACAGCCTTCTCAACATACTCTTGTAGTGGCTTTGCGACTTGATCTCTAAACGTTCTATCTTGACTCATTGCCGCAGCAAGACCACCCGAACCAGTACCACCTAGTTTAGATAGAGGAACTTGATGCGCCATAAGGATGTCGTCACGATTACGCAAGCGATAGTCGCTGAATGATGCTTCTTGTACACCATTCTCTACGGGATGCATCTCAAACTCTATCTTGCTTCCCTCGCTATCACCAGGAAGTGGAATGTAAAGTGTTCTGTGTGATTGACCTTTAAGTCCAGTTTGGAAGAATCGGAATAACTTATCTTCTGCTTCCGCAGTCAACTTAGCACCCTTAACAGTAATGATGTATCGTGGAACAGCCTTGTTCTCAAAGTAGTCAATATTATACTGAGCAGCCATCTGATCTCCACGAAGAGAAGTCATTGCAGCAATAATATCTGGAACACCGTAGAACGTATTGAGTGGAGAATATTCTTTGAGGTGAATTACCTCGTTAGGTCTATTGTCAGTTGTAACTGGGTTTGGGTTGGTAGCACCAAAATTTCTAAAATATGTAATAGTTCCTGCAATGATTTGAATATATCCATCATGAAGACGACGGACACGCATTGTTGTTGAAGGTATGTGACCAACGTATCCAATATCGCCAACCACCGTTCTACCGATTTCAATATAACCGTTTCCAGTTGCTTGCATATCTGTAACTACTTTTTCAAGAGTTTTTGTTAAACTATCATCATCGTTGCAACTTTCTATCCAATCAGCCAACTCAATTTTTAATTGCTCAATACGTTTTTTGGCTTTTTTCTTTGCAGATTCACTTGATGTGGCCTCTAGTCTAAGCAATGTCTCTGTTGTCATGTCAAACTTATAGCCAAGACTGACTGTATTTGATACTTTTGTATCTACTGCCGCATGATTGGCAAACGAGGTGTCGTAATAGGATGAAAGTTCATATAAGTTGTATGGCGGGGTGATTAGGTCAAAGATTCCGTATCCATTTCTATATACCTGCCCAGGATTAATTTTCTTTGAGTTTGCATCTCCACTTTCTGACTGACCAATTGCATTTGCTTCAGATAAGTATCTTTCAGAGATTTGACCGTCTGCTTGACGAGGAACATTATTGATTGTCGTGTTTGCTTTTTCAGTACGAGCAACTCTGCGCTTAAAGTTTTTATCTATTCCGTTAAAACCAATAAGTGACTCCCAACTCTTGTTAAATGGATCTGAGTTTAGAAATTCATTCTCAATGATTGAATCGGCTAACTTTGCATCAATAAGGAGTTCAGACATTATTCAGCATTCCCATATAATGCGGCAGTCTTCTTTGCAGCATCAACTGCACCAAGATCATTCATTGATGGAATCAATCCTTGGTCAAGACGATCAAGTTGTTCAGCATACTCTTCATCTGTAGACCTGTTTGCACCAGCATAGAACCACGCTTCACCCTCTGGTTGACCATATGCTGTGGCTGCTTGACGAATCTTTGACATTTGACCAATATCTCCTTTTACGGAGGGAATATTGAGAAGTCTCCCTTCATTATCCTTAAATAATCTTCCACTTGGAAGCCTCCAGAAATAAAGCCCCCATTCGTAGCCAAACATATTCCTTTGACCAGAGCCTTTATCTATATGCGTTATCTTAGTTTTACCAATTTTTGGGGTTTTTGTATTACTCATAACCACTATTGTACCAGATTATGCAGGTTTCCTTGTATCCTGTGACCAAACGGTATCAGAGTAGGCAGAGAATCCATAAGATCCTATATAAACTCCACCTTCATCATCAATTACCTCCCTGTTCGTGCCGAGATATGATTGATAAATGTTTTCTGGGGTAAGAATATATGTGGTTGTTTGATCAAGAACGTATACATCTCTCCAAGTTCCACTATCTCTCCAATGCTGCCAGTCATAGGTCGTTGGAGGATCTTCATATACCTGCCCCCAGTTTCTTGCAACAATCCCAACTTTTTTTCCAATACTTTCTTCCAAGTAATAAGATATATTATTAAAGTATGTTCTACCAAAAAGATTAATCTTTCCAACAAAGTTTGTAAACTCAAGTGATTCTTGGAAGAGCATACCCAAGCAAGACCAATCACCCATCCTTATTGTTGGAAGATTTACATAGATTCCATTCTGATAGAAAGAGATATATGTAATTGGCGCAAGTGTATCCTTATCTCTTGCATATATCTGTGCCCTACTTCCATTATCAATTGACGTAAGCATGATCTCAATAGTATTGTTTACGTTTACAATTTCAAATATTGGAATGTCTGATTGTGAAAATTCTGAAAAGTCATGCTTTATCCATATCTGCATTGCTGCAACATTGAAATTATTTGATGCGGATGGATTTATTGCAATAGATGCCAAGAACTCCTTATCCTCTAGATGCTTTACAACTTTAATTCCTGAGTCATCGGTTAAGTACAGATATGGGCTTGTTTTCTTATATATGTATACTGGATTCTGCTCTTTACCATCAAAGACTGTTCCGTCATCTGTGTAGGTATAGACACTGTTACCAAACTTTGTTTTTATTGGATTAAGCAAATAGTCATTGCTTAGTGGTCTGGAGGCAATTTCAAATGTTCTTACATTAAATGGATTTGACAAAATTCCCTTTTGATTTAATACAAAGTGAATTGCCATTGATAGATTAGTGAAATCTATATTCTCTTCATTATATACTTTTGGTGGATACATGATAGTTCCATTAAGTATTTCAAACTTTGTATTAAACGCCTTTGATGGACTTGCAAGAGTATTCTCATTTTCCACATAAATAACCCTTGAAGCATCAAGTTTCTTTGTATAAACAAAAGAATCTAGGGGATTGACATTGTTATCAAAAATAGACTGGAAGGTTGCATACATCTTTAATGATGACATGGATACGTCTATATCTCCCCCAGATGTATTATTGTATTTTAGATCTAAGTAGTTTGAGTATCCAGAAGTAACTGGATTGTCCAAGTCTGCATATGTTTGAGTTGAGAATAACGCCTCTAAGTCTTGATAAAGGAATAGAAAAGGAGCGGATACGGATGGGTATCCAATATTTAACTGCAAAGAGTCTATATCATATACCGTGTCTCCATTCTCATCTATGACTGGTGATGCAAAGTATGAGAGCGGATAGTATTCTTCCCATTCAGCACTTATTGCAATATCCAAGAAAAACTTTTCATATTCATACATTGGAAGAAGGGTATAACTTGCAAAATGATCAAGGAACAGTCCATTATCATTTGGAAGTGTTATTCCAGAACTATCAAAATGGTCTATTAACTCATTATAATTTATTTCATTGCAAAATCCAAATCTATAAATTTTTTCATCAAATGTTAACGCATCATCTCCAGTTTTTGCGTTTCCTCCTACTATTATCTGAATTGCAGAAGGATTTCCAAAAAATGTAAGAGCCTCGTATCCATATGTGTTTGCAAAAGTTTTAATATTTATTCCCGCCACCATATGGTCTGAAGTATCTACCGTTATGGACGCAAGTTCAACATTGTTGAGAGTATATTTTATCTGATCTTCAAATAGATTTATCTCAAATCTCTTACCACTGAGAGTATTAATAAAATGAATCAGCGGTCTGTCTGATGAGGTTTCATCCTCTACCTCAAACACTCCATATACCGCACTTACTGGATTTGTAAGGATATTTAATGATTGAAACTGTAGGTAACAATCCTCATTCCAATCATCTCCAGTTGGAGTCCAAGCACCACCTGATACATTCGGTCTAAATGTAATAAACTTAGGATGAGCACCTAATGTTGGATACTCAAGATTATTTACAGTATTATTTGCATCATACCAATCATAAATATTTCTACCGCCAAGGTAAATTGTTGGCAGTTCATAATCTGGAACCGTAAGGCTATTTGTTGTTGCCTTAAGGTTATTAAAATAGCCGCCATCCCATCTTGCAATATCTGGATAGATAATATTAGACTTGTATCCAGATACTGGAAAATCTATTGTTGTTGGAATTCCACCAAAACCACTATCAATAAACTGTGCTGATGGAACGGCTTGCCCCCAAGCCATTCTTCTTTTTGCAACTTGTGTTGCAATTGCATATGGGTAAATTGAGATGCAGTCAACCTTAAAATGATCTATATCCTCATATGAATAAAATCCCCACCAATCGTTGTCTGAACTTGGAAACGTTAATGAATATGGGTCATATGGTATTGTGATAACTTGCTCGCCATTGATAAAGAGTGCTGCACTTTCTCTTTTTATAAGGATGTGAACGATCATCGGTCTATTCCATTCAGATACTGAATGAGAACCACGACTATTTCCTATGACAAGTGAAATAAATCCTTCTTTTACATACACTCCCCACGAAGTTTCTGCAAGTGGACCAAGGATTCTTCTTGAATACACTGTTGATGGATTTACTTTCATCCAAAATTCTAAGGAATAGTCTTTAAACTTTCCTTTTTCATTCAATACTCCCATTCCAGGAAAAATAAGCGAGGGATTTCCAAGTTGAGAAGCAGTAAGGGTTGTAGCATTGTCTGTTCCAAATACTAATGGCACACTTCCATTACTTGCAAGAAGAATTCCATCCTCTACTAGATAATATCCATTATCACTTAATAATCCATATTGATCAGCGGGGTATCCAGTTAATCCAACTAAGTCGGTTGAAGGAGGAATTGCAATTGGGTCAATTCCAAGGGATTTGTTGCAAGAAGTCTCTGACCATTGACCAACTGATAAACCATTCATGATAAACGTTCTATCTTCTGCATCAGAAGATGAAACATCTTTTAAGTTTATTTGAATTATTAACTTTATTGGATGTGCATATGAAATATTCTGCGGCAAGTCGTAGGTTGTATTAAAGTTACTCCAAGATTGTAATATTGGTGGCGGTATCTGTCCAGATAATATTGTTTCATACGCTAAGGAGTCCGTATCATAGTATTCGTATCCTAATTTATACCAATTTACATATTGTGGACTTTGATATAGGAAGAAGTTGACACAAAAACTCTCAAGAGATGAATTCATGTCTGAAATATCTATATTGCCGCTCTTTGCTGATACGAGCGTATTATTTGGTAATGATGAGTTTGATACATATATTGCAGAATATGTTTCATTTAAGAAAGGGAGTGCAATGTCTGGAAGCGTTGGAGAATCATTATGCGTTGCCCCGCCAGAAGTTGGACTAGTTGTTATTGTCCATGTTGAAAACTTTCTTTTAGCGTTATTCATATAAGATATATAATAAGAATTATCATCTAGGGGCCACATTGATATTGGGTGTTCTGCATATGCTTTTACAGCATAGGAATTAAGGGCTACCGACATATAATCATTATAGCAAGGACGAGGCACTCAATGAGTGCCCCGCCCAAAATACTATGATATTATGCTGAAAGATTTTTGTAGAAAAATCCAACAGCAAGAATTTCTTCTGGTGTGGCATTATTCTTAATAATATTTGCCCTATTTGAAACTATTATGACGTTACCTTTTACATATCCCAGGGCAGGTACTATCTTATCAATAGAAAATGTCCAGTTTCTATCTCCATATATAAATGGCATTCCAAGTACTGGACATTTTTCTGGTAACACAATGTCACTTTCATCTATATTAAATGGAATACCTGCTTTTTTTGCTCTAGATTTTGCTCTCCTAACTATTACTTTTTTAAAATCTAAGTTTTCTTTTTTTCTTGGTTGGAATTTTTTAGATTCCCACTCAACCTTAGAATTTTCTTTTCTACATGCTTTACACTCTCCGTTTAATCCTAATAACTGGTGTTTTGTTTTGTGAAACTCAGAAAAACTTTTTATATTTTGACAAGTTTTACATTTTTTCTTGTTCACTCCCCAAGAATCAATATCTTCTTTAGTAAAATTTGTCCAGCCCCGATCAGTTTCATTTATACACCTTCTACACGATGCTGATACACCAAAGAGTAATTTTTTATCTTTTGTAAAATTTGATACATGTTGAATGGAGCCGCAGACGTTGCAACATTTACTATCTTCAGGCCAACCCTCTATCTCTAATTTAGAATATTTTGTAGTCATATATCTAGTATATCACAAAACTGTTAATTACTGTAAGACTAGGATACTCTTGACAGTTGCTCAGATGTAACATCAACATCACAGCCAAAGCCTCCACCAGACGCAACACAGGCTAACTCTTGGCTTCCTGTAGTTGAATCTACTAGTTCATAGAGAGGAAGTGAATACCAAGGAATATTCTTTGGCATTGCTAGCAGAGCGTCATTGTATTCTTCCTTAGTAATTTCTTGATATGGCGCTTGACGATATGAATGCTCAGATAATGGAAGAAAACTCACTCCACCAATAGAATCAAAGTTATCATATACCCAAGCACCAACTGAAACCCATTCATCCTCTGAAACGTTGATTGTTACAGATGGATTATGCTCTGTCCAATAAGTTCTGTATACCTTCCAAATCTCAAGATGGTCAATTGCTGAGAGATCCGTTGTTACGGTTGCTCCATCTGGAGCCTTGATTGGGAAGTAGAATACAGTTGTTGCTTCTGGCTTCATTACATCTGGTTCACTTGGTACACCAAAGTCCTTTAGGAACATTGTCAAAGGATCTTTGTTGTCTGCACGAACTGAACGAAGGTAGTACTTTGAATACCAAGGATGAATTCCACTAGATACCCCAGTCAACTGAGAAACAGTTCCAGAAGGCTTTACGGTAGTGATGGCAACAGATCTTTCAATACCTAATCCGTCTGCTTCATTGGCATTAACTTCTACCGCAGTTTCACGAAGCATTGTGAGGTTTTCTGCAAGATTCTTATTAAGAGTTCCAGTAAGTTTATTTCCAAAAATACCAGTTAGCGATACTCCCAAGAGTCTTTCTTCTTCTGTGTTTGTTTGCCATGACTTTCTAATGTATTTAAAGTTACTTAGCGTTGATTGCCAAGTACCTAGAATTGTTGCAAGACGTACTTTTTCAGAAAGGGTATCTGCTGTATCCTCTGCTGAGATAACTACTTCGGTAAGATTACAGAATTGATTGGCCCGTAGAAGGATCTCTCCGCATGGATTAGTGCCAGCGACTCTAGATGAATCTCTGCGACCGAACTTGTCGATGTGCTTTCTGACGGAATCCATGTTATAGATCCCACGTTCTCCTGACTTTGATTCATAGAGGTTTCTCCATTCTCTGAGGAATTGAGCAGTATTTGGCTTCATATTATATACCGCTGAGTTATTTGCTAGCGCACGCTGCCCTTCTGTCTCCCACCATTGACCTGACTTGGCCTTAGCCATTTCAAAGTCATCTAGATTGGAAAGAGAAATGAGTGCTGAACGACGAACGCCGCCAACAACAACTACCTCGCCAATCTTGCACATAAGATCATGTGCCTCAATTGACTTTAATCTACGTCCCTTGGCAATCTTGAATTGCTCAACGGTAAACTTAAATAGATCGTTCAATGGTTCTGGACCAGATGCTCGTCCACCAAATGTCTTGAGTCGTGCGCCTGCGGGACGAACCTTTGACATATCCCATTCTGGAATCTGTCCTGTAACAAGCAAACCAATGAGTTCCTTGTATGCCTTGGCCCACCCTAACTTTGAATCCTCAACCACGATTGTGGTATTCGTTGGATATAATTCTTCTGCAACAACAGGAAGTTGTGCAACGTACTTCTGCTCTACTGAGAATCCTACTCCTGTGCCATTCATAAGGATGTACATGGCCTCATCAAAGGATCTCAGGCTGTCTACCGCTATAAAACTGCAATTATATGCCGCAATGTTATCACGCTCTAAAGCAGGTCCAGCGGTCATCATAGCCCTCATAGAGGGCATCACCTTATGGTTAAGAATCGCATCCTTAACTTGTGCAAACTTAATATCATTCTCATTGTACCCGTAGTTTTTTACAAGGTGTGACTTCATAAAATCCATATAACGATCTACGGTTTCTACCCATGTCTCTCGTCTACCCTTGTCCTCCATCCATCTGCTGTATCTTGAAATATGTATAAAATTTCTGTAGGGGTCTACGATAGACCCATTGTTGTCAATAAATGACATGTATAACACCGTCCATTCTTAAATTTGGTAAGGATTCAGTATATCAATAATACGAATAATCCGCAATGCGGTGGGAGGGAAAGTCAATGATTTTTAAGTGATAATTGTAACAATTGTGTTACATTCCACCAAGGAACATTACTGAGTCTAGACCTACTCCAGATGTACCGCCGCCGCCAGTACCCAATGGTCCAACGGTTACACCGTCTACCTGAACATACAATCCTAAAGTAGTTGTCCATGTGTCTCCATCTGTTGGAGATGTTGGAGCAGTTCCATGAGGAAGTCTTAAAGATGCAAGAGATGTAGTTGGAGCAGTTGCAATAAGTGCTCCTGTCAGTGTGCCGCCTGCTAAAGCCAAGTAGGTACTGGATGCGGTTGCAGATTTTAAATATCCTTGACTAACTACATATTCTGTTGTCGCTACCTGAGTCGTATTTGTTTCAACAGCAGCAGTAGGCGCAGCAGGGGTTCCAGTAAAAGTTGGTGATGCCAACTTGGCGTATGCTTGTCCTATTACAAATGCAGTAGTCGCAATCTGTGTAGTATTCGTATCTACTGCGGCGGTTGTTGATAACGGTGTTCCAGTAAGAGTCGGGGAGCCTGAAAGCACCACACTTGTCGTTCCTGTAGAACTAGTAACCCCAGTTCCACCATTTGCTACTGGAAGTGTACCAGATACATGTGTAGTAAGTCCAATCTTACCCCAAGAAGGTGCTACCCCAACTCCACCAGATATTAATGCATTGCCTGTAGCAATGTCAGCAAGTTTTGATAATGCAGTTGTAGTGGAGGCATAAAGAAGATCTCCGACTGCATATGATGTTTGTCCAGTACCGCCCTTGTCTGCGGCTATTGCTGTACCGCCCCAAGTGCCTGACGAAATCGTACCACTAAGAGACAATCCAACAAATGCAGGGCTTGCAGTTGATCGTATATCCTGTGCAAGTGAAAATGCAAGTGATCCAACAGAACTACCATTGTCTGTATAAACTGGGGTAGAAAAACCATTGGATACCGTAGCCCCAGTAATCAATGCTGCTGATGCATCATCAATAGACTCCCTCAGGATACTATCTATCGTTACCGCTAGATCCTCTACATCCCCTGCAACATTTACTGGGTCTGTATCTAAGGGATATGGTAAAGCATAATTGGTCGTAGATCCACTAGCCATAGTTTTATTATATCATTCACTCTCTAAGAATGACAATGCCCCGCCTAAAAAGACGGGGCACAATCAAAGTTTCATTACTTCTTTGCTGCAACAGGTGCTTCTACTACTGGTTCAGCAACTACTGGAGAAACAAATTCTCCATGCTCTCCAAGGGTAGCATCAAAAGCATCTCCCTGCCCTGCATACTTCCCTCTCCAGTTAGAGTTATAACTAGTTTGTGCCCAAGTACCATTAAGACCAATAGAACGGATGAATGCCTGTCCTACCGCCTCTGATTCTGGGAATTCAAGATTGCCGCAATCTTTATTGTCAATTACGACTACCTCCCTCACTACTCCATCTTCTACTCTAGCAAAATGTGCGATTTTAACCACTTCCTTTTCTATTCCGTGCGAATATTCGCTTGTTGTATTATTATAGCATTATGGACGAGCAATGCGAACTATAACGATTCCACTACCACCAGAAGACTTTGTATCGACGTTATATCCACCGCCGCCACCGCCACCAGTATTTGGTGTTCCATCAACACCAGCACCAACGCCAGCACTACCAGCACCTCCACCACCAGATCCACCAGCGCCTTGAACTGCTGAACCAGAACCACAACCCCCGCCACCGCCGCCTCTGGTTACCGCAGTACCAGTTATATACGAAGATAGCCCAGCGCCACCAGCACCCGACTGACCTGTAGTAGTAGCAGTACCTCCAACCGCTCCAGCACCACCACCTCCACCAAAGGCTTGATTGTAAATACCGAAACCTACGCCACCAGCATTGCCTTGACTTGGTGTTCCAGAACCAGCGGTTCTACTACCTCCAGCGCCACCTCCAGAACCTCCAATTTGAGCAACAATGGGGCCAGAATATCTTCCACCTGATCCTCCACCGACAGCGCATAAATTATTTAACAACGAAGCATTACCATTAGTACCACTGCTTCCTCCAGCGCCTACTGTTACAGTCAAAGTTCCTATCGGTAGATATGTATTAGTAGTTGATAAGTAACCTCCTGCACCGCCACCGCCACCTCCTTCACTTCCTGCGCTGTTCTGACTAGAGCCACCACCACCAATAAC